AAATGATAATATAAAAATTTATGATGAATTCGGTAATGATAATATGTATAATATTTTAGAAATTAATGAAAATGTAATTAAAATAGATAAGGATATAAATACATCAAATGTATTTGTATTTGGTAAGGAAGTAGATGATTTCCATACATTAAAAAAAGATTATATATTTACTTTAAATGTATGTGCTACGCAAGAATTATATAAACTAATAAAAAAACAAAATGAAGTAATTGAAAATTTACAATTACAAATAAACGAATTAAAAAATAAACTATAATTAGATATGGATAATTTACAAGAAGAATATAATAAATTAAGTCATAAAATAGCGTTAAAACAACAAAGAAATTTAATATTATGCGAGACAGATAGATATATGTTATGCGATTATCCAATTACCCCCGAGAATTTAGAAATAGTTAAGACTTATAGGCAACAATTACGGGATTTTACACAAAATGATTATATATTCCCTGATAAACCTTCATTTTTCATAACTATGAATTAAAAGCAATTAATTATTATCAAGTATTTTTTTTAAATCATTAATATATTCATAAATTAATTTCTTTCTATATTTTGTATAATTATTAATATATTTATTCATACAATCAAGATATTCCTTATCTTCATCCGTTATGCTTTCTTTTTTAATAACTTCCAAATAAAGTTCATTTGCTTCTTTAATTAAATCATTACAATCAATATAGAGGTCTATCTTCATTCTTAATTTATATTAAACCTTTTTTTTTAATATCATTATAGGACGCTTCTAATGTTGGTTTATTCCATAAAATCCATCTCGCATAAAAACCAGCAGTATCTATACCACTTCTTCCCCAATTCTCATTTAATTTTGAATGTCTCGCAATATATGCGTTTTTCTTTTTATCTGCTATTTCTTTACCCTGTTCTTTATAATAAATAGTATAATCTTTATTTTTTGCTGATCCAAAATATATTCTTTTATTTGTATTTGTTATGATAAAAAATTTCTTATCAGGTTTATCACTATGGTATGGATAATATTTTCTCATTATTCTAATTTTTGGCACGATTTTAAATTATTATCTCATATAAATAATAGATATAAATATGTCGGTAATTCCACCTAATTTAAATGAAATTTTTCGTAATCTTCAAGGATATCGTAAAAGTCTTATTCGTTTCTATCCTGACCGAACTGGAACAATTAATCCTAATGATGTTCTCCGTTGGACTTTACCCAAGGAAATCATGGATATGGAAAGCTTAATGCACTATTTTGAATTTACCTCTACTGCCGCCGCTACTGGAACTTCATCTGTTCGTCAGGGAACATTCTTCCCTCGTAATAGTGCTTCAATTATTGATACCATAACTATCTTCATTAACGGACAGGTATTTGAAAATATAACTAATTATAATCATCTTTTTAATATCATTTATGATAATACCTGTGGGTTTAATTATTATAATTCAGGAACCCGTGCTATTGAATGTGCTGACCCATCAATTCGTTATTCAGTTGCTAATGCCTCTGGAAATGCTATTACTGCGGCAGTCCAAGGTGCTGTATCAACTTTCACCACTGATGCTACTGTCTGTGATTATCAACGTCCGCTCCAGATAACCAAATGGATTGGTTTTTTAGGCACATGTAATAAAATATTAGATTTAACTAATGTTGAGGTAGTAATTGAAATTCGTTATGCTCCTACTGCTATTCTATGGAAAGGCGTTGCTGTTGCTGCTGGAGAAGCAGCGGCAGTTCCAACTTATACTATTGATAAATATTATATGACTATTCAAAAGATTACTTTTGATGATGATTATTATCAACGAGCTTTAAATTCATTAAAACAAAGTGGTAATTATGTTATTACTTTCAAAACTTATTCGGCGGCACGCTCTGGTTCTGTGGATAAATCCACTAATGCTATGCTTCAATATTCAACCACAGCAAAAAATCTATCAAAACTATATTTTACTTTTATTGATGGAACTTACGATACTATTTCACAAATTCAAAATACTTCCAAAACAAAGTCATTTTCAGAGCTTATGGCGGATTTCAAAACTAATGTTGATGCCTTTAATCAATCCAAATATTTCCAAAAGAATGCCGTATCACTAACTGAAATTCAATGCGAAATTAATGGAATTCCCTGTTATCCATTCCCGCAAACCCCAGCACTTATTCATAATAATAATTATGATGCTCTGGATTTGGAAGATAATAATGAAGCATCAAATTATGTCGGCCTTCAATCATTAGAAAGTTGGTGTAAGTATGGATTTCTTATGGCAACCAGTTTTGAGCACAAAAATGCCTATAAAGATGGTATCATATCTGGTTATCCAAATCCTTCACGAAATCTTCTTAATATCAAATATTCTACTACATTCTCAAGTGCCGCTGATAAGGTATATCTTATTTCATGGGCGGAACGAGTTGTTCAAGCTATATTTGTTAATAATTCAGTCCAAATAGACATGTAGATTATTTCTTTTGAAGTGCTTTTAGGAAGGACGCCAGTTTTTCATCCCCCTTATTTAATTCTTTTTCTTTATTATTATTTGGATTAATAATATTTAATATTTGAGCGTCGCTAATAGTTAAATCTAATGTCTTATTAACCACACGCTCTTTTGGCGTCTTAACCTTCTTTGGTTTAGATTTTGGTTTAACGGCATTAATAATTTCATCTTTTAAATTATTTATATTTTGATTATTAATTAATTCTTTGATATTATTAATACTTTCTTCTAATTTATTAAATGACTGAAATTCTTCTATGCTATTTTGGCGTTTTGTTTGTTTTGGTTTTCGTTGAGGAGTTTTTACTTCCTCGTCTAATACGGAAATAGATGCTCCTCTTTTTATTTTTTCAGGTTCAGGTATTGGTTCAGGTATTGGTTCTGCTTTTGGCGTATTCTTTGCTTCCATTAGTTTTTGTTTTCTAATTTCACGACCCTTCGCAAGATTTTCTAATCTCTTCTGTGCTAAATCGGCGTTCGCTACATTACCAATCTTCTTATTCGTCGCTTTTCTTTTTTCATCAGCGACCTTTTTAACTTCTTCGATAGTTATATTATTATTTTCCATTTAATAGATAATAATAAAAAAATAATTAAATTAAATAGATACGCATATGATTAAAGAGACGCCAATAGCATCATTGCCTCAAGTCGTTTTTCCAATTAAGAAGAAATTAGAACCAGCGAGTATTAATCCAGACCTACCACCATTATTCTTTTCATCATTAATCGTCGGTGCGAAGAATTCGGGAAAGACATATTCAATGACTTCTTTATTAAAATTATTTGAGAGTAATCCTATATTTGATATTAATGGTAATGAATTAGAACAAAGGATTATCATATTTAGTCCCACCGCCAAAAACGAAACCAATATAGTTTTTAAGAATTTAAAATATTTAAATGAAGATGATATTTATTTAGAATATGATGATGAGATATTAGAAGAATTGGTTAATGAAATGAAAGACCATGTGGATGCCGTTAATGAATATGAAAATTATATGAAGATGCTTAATAAATTTGAAAATACAAATCAAGAATTAACGGAGGAAGAATATTGGTTATTATATAATAATAATTTTATACCTTTGACGCCAGTTAAGCATCGCATAACTCATATCATCTTTGATGATTTAATTGGAAACAAAAATACTTTTAAAAATAATCGTGATGGTGGATTAGTTAAATTCCTACTTAAACATCGTCATCTCTATTCTAATATATTTATCACAACTCAATATATAAATGCTATTCAACCAATCATTAGAAATAATATTGATATCTTTTGTATCTTTAAATACGCTAATTTAAAAGATGTAGTTAATAAATTCTATCCTGTCGTTTCTGGTATAATGACCGAAAATCAATTTATAGAATTATATAAACATTCCACTGACGCCAAATTTAATTTTCTAACCATAATCCAATCCAAGAAAGGTCTTAATATTAGAAGAAATTGGAATATGAATTTAAAAATAGAAAATTAAAAGATTTTTTATAAATAACATGGATATCTTAAAAGGTAAGATATATCTTATTAAATGTAGAACCGACGATACAAAGATATATGTTGGTTCAACAACTGAAAATAGATTAGAACAAAGATTATCAAAACATAAATATAAAAGCAAAACCCACGGACATTTTAAATTATACAAAGAAATCAATAATGATTGGTCTAATTGGTATATTGAATTATATGAAGAATTCCCCTGTTCTAATAAAAAGGAATTATTGATTAGGGAAGGACAAATTATTAGAGATATTGGAACATTAAATCAAACTATATCTGGAAGGACAATGAAACAATATTCAATAGATAATGCCGATAAAATTAAGAAATATAAGCACGAATATTATATGAAAAATTATGAAAAAATTAAGAAATATAAACAGGAATATTATATAAAAAAATATAAAAATAAAAAAATATAATTATAATATATAAATGAAAAGACAAAAGAATTCCATTAATTTCCATTTTACGCCTGAACAGCAGGTGTTATTTAATCTCATTTATAGTGAAGCAAAAAAGGTTCATAAACATTTAATTACTGATGATGCGTCAAAAGAAAGATTAAAAGTAATTATTGCTTATAATGTTATTAATCCTGCTAATAATAAATTTGAAGAACCTGTTGAATTAGAATTAGATGAGAAATAATTTATTTATTTTTATATTATAGAATACAAATGTCTGATAAATTAGTATCTTTTAATAATACTGAAATTAAGCGTTCTTATTACTTAAATCTTTTTAGTGCTAATGCTGAAAAGACTTTAAAAGGAACAAAGAATTCAATTTTTAAATGGAATATTCGAGACCTTCAATTAGGGTCTTACGCCGAAATAGCGTTGGTTCAAATGATACATCTTAATGCTACTAATACCACTGGATATACTATTAGATGTTTAGAAACATATGCCGATGGATATGATAGTTATAATCAAACTTCTGCTATTCTATATATGGGATTAGGATTAAATACACCAAATATTCCAACATATCATAAATTAATATCTAATTATCTTAATACAATTACATTTATGGTGACCGATGATAATACTAATGCTACTACTATTAATGATGGATTTGGTGCTACGATTACATTTGGCGTTATTTTACATGTCATAGATTATGCTGATCCACAAAATACATTTTAAAAATATTATAAATAATTAAGAAACGATGACAAATCAAATACATAATTTATATATTACTAGTGCTACAAAAAGTGGTAATGATACTAATTATAATTTCAATTTATATCTTCCATCATATAATATTAAAATTAATGAAGATGAAGATGCTTATTTAAATATTACGAGTTTTCAAACACTCAATTCTTTTTATAATATAAATGATAATTCAAAAATTTTTACTTTTAAAGTGGAGGATGATTATGATATCACAACAACATATAACTTCACATTACAAACGGGTAATTATGATATTTACGAATTTCAGGATATGGTTAATGGATTATGTTCGCAATATTTCACTATGACCTATAATAAAAATAAAAATGTTTGGAGTTATAAAGCATCAGTTATTAATACAGAAGTTTTCATTAAACCAAATAAATATAATTATAAATATTTTGGATTAACACCTGATGTATTTAGTGTATTCCAATATACCACAGGCACTTATTCAGGATTAATTAATATGAATTCTTTTAGTTTAATCGTTATTAAAGTAATTGGATTAGTCGAACTTAATAAGGCAATTGATAATTTTAATAAGGAAATTAATCGTGGAGACACCGCATGTATTATTAGTCGTCAAGATACATCAGTTGGTGCTGAAATAAATTGGATTTCTATTAATAATTTATTTATAAAAAAGATTAGTAATTTGGAAATATCTCAATTAACATTCTCATTTTATAATGAGTTTAATGAAATAATAAAAGATTTGGGAGATTGGGTTATGACTTTAAGCATTGAAATTAAAAAGAAACAATTATAATTTAGTTTTACAAATAGCACATAATATACCACCATTGTCATCTATATATGAATAATTTGGATTAATAAGACAAGTCCTATGATATTTCGCAGAACATATTAAACACGATATATTTT